TAGTGGTTCTGGTAGATATCCTAGAAACTTCTACAGACTAGGGATACCCGCTCCTACTGCAGCTCCTACTGTAAGTGTCAGTGGCACAGACGACGGAACAACTACACAATACAGCACAGCGTACGTGTATACGTTCGTTTCAGCGTATGGAGAAGAAGGCCCACCATCGGCTGTATCATCTGTAGTAACTAAAGTAGATGCTCAAACTGTTACAGTGAGTGGGTTAGAAACTTCAGCTGGTTCAGGTGTCGGTAGAACCAATACAAACTTAAGTAAGAAACGTATATACAGATCGAACACAGGTTCTAATACCACAGCGTTTCAATTTGTTGGAGAAGTAACTCTAGCGACTAGTAGTTTTACAGACAACATAACGAATGCAAACTTAGGTGAACTTATACCTTCTACTTATTGGATTGCACCTCCTGACGAACAAACCTCTTTGTATCCAAACGGTGCTATGAAGGGACTAACTGCGATGTCTAATGGTATTTTTGCTGGTTTTACAGGTAAAAGACTTTGTTTCTCTGAGCCGTTTTTACCACACGCATGGCCTGTAGCTTTTCGTACTACGCTTGAAGATACCATTGTAGCAATTGGGACTACAGGAAATGGACTGTTTGTAGGCACAGAAGGCAACCCTTACTTTGTAACAGGCGTTGATCCACAATCTATGACTTCTGTTCGTATAGAGGCGGCTCAAGCATGTCTAAACAAAAGATCTATGGTAGATATGGGGCCGTATGTTATTTATGCATCACCAGATGGTTTAGTTGCTGCAGCAGGCACTGACGTTCGGGTAGTCACAGAAGGTTTGATAACTCCAAAACAATGGCAATCTGATTTTTATCCGTCTACGATACAAGGCTTTTTGTGGCAAGGTAAGTATGTAGGCTACTATGCTAGTGGTTCAAACTATGGTGGCTTTATGTTTGATCCTAGGGGTGGTAAGAATGCACTTACAACTTTGACTCAAACTTCTAGTACTAGTACAAAAGGTGGTCACACAGACCCAGATACTAATGAACTGTATGTAATAGAAGGTAGTGATGTAAAAGAGTTTCAAGGTAGCACTACAAACGAGTCCCTTACTTTTAAAACTAAAGAATTTGTACCTGTTAAACCAACTAAGATGGCGTTTGTAAAAGTAGATGCCGAAGCATACGGCGGAAATGGTATTACAATTAAAGTATTTGGAGATGGTAGTTTGTACTACCAAGCGATTATTACAGCTTCTGGTAGCGCATTTAGTGTAACGGGACAAACTCCTAGTTTTAGTGCTACCACTATACCAGAACCCATTCTTAGATTGCCTTCAGGTATTTACAAAACTTATGAAATACAAGTAGAGGGAGCTCACACGATTAATGAAATCTGCATAGGGGAGTCCATAGACGAACTGAGGGCGGTGTAATGAGTACAACTGGAACAAAGTTACCAGCTATAGTAGCCGTACCGAGCAGCGCAGACCCGCAGCTAAAAAAGACTTTAGAGTCTCTCATTGAAGTAGTTCAAGTTTTAATAGGAAGAAGAGGAGACCCAAGAGACAGAGCTGTAACATTACGAGAATTAGTAAGTTCAGGTCTCGCAGAAGAACTATTAGATAACCCATTTAACCCAAATGCTGGTACAGGCGTAGTAGATTTTGGCCCACCTTCTGCTCTAAACGATGTAACAATACCCCCAGCCCCTACAGGGCTTGCTGTAAGTGCTGCTTTTACAACTAGTGTATTGTCTTGGGATGATCCACAGTTTGGTAACTTTGCGTTTGCTGAAGTATTCAGAGCAACTTCTAATAATATTAGTAATGCGGTAATAGCAGATACAACTACAGCTTCTATATGGTCGGACTCAAACGATTATAATCAAACATTCTATTACTGGGTTAGGTTTGTAAGCACTTCTGATATACGTGGTCCGTTTGCTGGATCTGTTAACGCTACTACAGCAGCAAATATATCAGCTGTGATGACTAGTTTAAGTCAAACTTTAGCAGATTTACCTGGGTACAACTTACTAGCTACTGGCACTACAGCTGCAACAATCATAAAATCTTCTAGCCAACCTAGCACCAGGACTAATGGAGATGCAATACAAACAAATGACATTTGGTTTGATACAGATGATGGTCAGATATACACAAGAAATGCATCTAATAATGCCTGGGTAGCGGGGCGTGATGCTACATTAGTTAGTCTTTTTGGTAGCACCAGTTTTACGGGTAGTACTTTGACTGCGGCTATGGCTACAGCTCAGTCCGATATTGTTACAGTTACGAATGCTCAAACTTCTACCGCTAGTTCTCTAACTAGTCTTACTAGTACAGTAGGAACTAACACTAGTTCTATCTCTACTTTGAATACGACTACTGCTAGTCATACAGGAGATATCAATGCAATGTTTGTGTTACAAGTATCTACAGAGTCTGACGGTAGTAAGTCTGCAGCAGGTATGGTTGTTGGTTCTAATGCAAGTGATGGATCGGGAGCTCAGTCCTATGTGCAATTTCAAGCAGACAAGTTTGTAGTATGGAACGGCAATAACGCTAGTACTGCACCTTTTATAGTATCTAGTAATACAGTTTTTATAAAAGATGCGATGATCCAAGATGCAGCCATAACAACTGCTAAGATCGCGTCGTTAGCTGTGGACGAGGCTCGTATAGCTAGCGGAGCTATAACAAATGCAAAGCTTGGAGACGCATCTATAAGCACTGCTAAGATCCAAGATGCAGCTATAACAGATGCTAAAATTCTTAATGCAGCCGTGACAAATGCAAAGATAGCTAACGCTGCTATAGACACTGCTAAGGTTGGTAGCTTGTTTGCAAACTCTCTTAGTGGAGATGTATCAAAAGGTGCTGCAGTTAGTTTAGCGTCTACTGTTTATATAGTTAATAATAGTAATACATTCACTCAAGTTCTTGAACTTACGTTAGGAAAACCTACTCACCCCACGGGCTGGCTACCTTATGCTAACTTTCATATAAATAGGATGCAGACTGATAAGAACTCCTGGTATCACATTGTTATTGAAATGGCCCCATTTAACGTAAATACTTCTGGTGGAACGACTGCAGAAACTGCTTCTACTAGCTCAGCAACTTCTGCGTTTGGGGTAGGCCATGACCAAAGTTCTATTACTGTAAATAGTGAGACTATTGCCAACGGGGCAACGGGCTCTTACGTAGAAGTAGCTAGGATAACCACTGTCGCCGTAGATACTACATTAGGTGGGGGTACTTTCTCTATAGCTGGAACTTGGGGAGCGGCTTCTACTAACGTAACATATGGTATAAAAGCACGTCTCAGGGTATCAGGAGACGCAAACGTTATTGGAGATAGTAACGCTGCAGGTAACATAGCTTTATACCACGCTACTGGATTTTTAATGGGAGTAAGATAATGAGTCAACCATACTATTACAACTGCACTCTAGTAAGAGTCATTGATGGAGATACAATTGATGTAGATATAGATCTTGGATTCAATGTAGTTTTATCTAAACGCAGAGTGCGTCTGATGGGCATAGATACCCCAGAATCTAGGACTAGGAACCTAGTAGAAAAAGCTCTTGGTCTAGCTGCAAAAGACCGTTTAATAGAGTTGTGTGGAGAGAAACTCCAATTACTTTCACAAGGCACTGATAAGTATGGAAGAGTTCTAGGCGTACCTCATACTGTCGATGGCCAAGACATTTGTAAAATTTTAATTGATGAAGGCCATGCTTGTGAGTATTACGGCGGTAAAAAAACTAAAGTTTGGGGGGTAGAGTAATGGCTTGGGTACAATGGGTAGATAACGCAGTTGTAGGCAATGCAGTATACGAAGAAAAAGGAACAGGCGACAATTGGAGAGAGCTAACAGTAGTCGATCAAACTTGTACTGATGCTCAAGAGCTTGTTATTGTAGAAGAAGGAGGAGTTCTCAAAAAGAAAGCAGTTGATAGAACTTTGACCTATGCTGAAAAAAGAGTATTAGAATATCCGCATTTTAGAGATCAATTAGACATGATGTACAAAGACCAACTTAATGGAACTACTACTTGGAAAGATGCTATTACTGCTATAAAAGAAAAGTATCCAAAAGAATAAAGATTGTTGTAAAATAAAAACGTGATTAATAGACCTACAAACTATAAAGAAAAAACTACGTACAGAGATGTATGTACTAAGAAGTATTCTACTGTACAAAACCACGACGGTTCTGTTCCTGGTGTAACACCGAATGCTAAGTTTGTTGATACTAAGTCACATCGTAAGTTTAAAAACACAATAGCGGAGTACTAATATGGCTATGCACAGCAAAGGAAAAAAGAAGAAGAAAAAGGGCATGACTAAAAAACCCAAATCTATGAAAATGAGAAAGATGAGAGGGTATTAGTGAAAAGGTTATCTCCTAAACAAAAGAAGATAGCTCGAGCTGCTAAACCTCGTAATCGTATTACAGGTGCAGATTTTAAAGCCCTGAAACGTAAGAAAAAAAGAAAAAAGTGAAGGAACCCAAACAAACACCTTCTTCAGCATTTGAGAGGGAGTGTGCTCTTAGGTTTGATTTTATTGAGAAAAGATTGGACGAAGGGTCAGATAAATTCAAACGTTTAGAAGCGTTACTATGGGGTGTTTATCCTGTAGTTATAACTTGTTTGTTGGCTACTAGGTACCTCTAGTGGAAGATATTACTTTATTTATAGCGGAAGTTGGGTTCCCGATAGCCGCTGCTCTCGGACTAGGTATATTCATATGGAAGCTCATTAATAGAATTATTGATGGCATGGAGACCAAACTAGATGTTTTAGATGACAAGGTAGCTGATCAGATAGAACAAATGGAAGCTCGGTTAGGAACTAAATTAGACTCACAGCACGGTATTTTAGTAGCTCTGATAGACAGAGTTCGCAGCCTTGATAACGAAATCATACGTCAGGATACTATGATAAAAACCATATTAGGTGTGCCACAGCTAATAGACACAGATAAAATGGCTAAAGCGGATAGAGATGATCAACGCAAAGACTAATGGCCAAACAACAAAACCAAAAGCTAAAGAAAGCTTTAATCTGCAAGCGTATAAAACAACAGAAAGACAGACGTAATGGATAAAGACAGAATCAAACAAATAAAAAAAGAACAGCTCGTATCCATAGATAATGTAATATTTGAACCTATGCCAAGAGACAAATATATCTATGAATATACAAATGATGAGTTTGAAAAAGATTTTGTACAGCTAGATAAAGTAATTAAAAGAGCATCTTTGTTTGTAATATTTTTAGCTCTAGCAGGGATGATGTTTGCAATCTATTTAATGTAATGGATAGAGAAAAACAAAAGATACTCTTGTTGGTCTGTGTATTAGGTCTAGCCAATGTATTGTTAATTTCTTTGACGCTTGGTGCTGATGAAATGACACACAAATTCAAGAACCCTAGTTTCTCAGGTGTTGGTACATCTAGCCATTATCTAACCATAGAGAACCAAGAGTTCAATAGAAAAGAAGCTATACGTGAAGAAATAAAAGCGTATCAAGAAGATCTAGAACGTGAAGCAGAAAATACAACCTTAGCTAGATTCATACGTAACTTAGAGAGTAGAATATATGCGCAACTAAGCAGGCAACTGGTAGATAGTTTGTTCGGTGAAACTGCATCAGATTTTGGTACTCTTGAATTAGAAGGGAACACTATAGAATATAGGGTAGAAGACGATAAAGTAACATTAATAATTACAGATGAAGAAGGCAATACAACAGAAATTACTGTACCTCTTGGTTCTTTTACTTTCTAGTTGTGCCTTACTCGTAGACCCTTTAGACAACGGAGTGCCTCCTATAAGAAGCATTGAGTCAGCGCAAGTTGGTGCTTTACTTACAAACTTAACAGAAGTCCCTTCTCCTATACGAAAGCCTGTTGTAGCTGTATATCCTAAGTCTTTTAAAGATGACACAGGTCAACGTAGGTCTAACAGTCAATACGCAAGTTTTAGCACAGCTATTACTCAAGCCCCTGATGCTTATCTAATTAGAGCTTTGAAACATTCGGGTGTATTTGACGTAGTAGAACGCAAAGGACTAGATAACTTAACAAAAGAAAGACAAATCATACGTACAACGCGGGAATCTTTTGATGAAACACAAAAGGTAAAACCCTTGCTTTTTGCTGGTTTAATCATGGAAGGAGGAGTTATAGGGTATGAGTCTAATGTAAAATCAGGCGGGTCTGGAGCTCGTTATCTTGGTATTGGAGGCTCCAAAGAGTACAGACAGGACTCTGTCACCATCTCTCTACGTACAGTTTCAGTTAGTACAGGTAAAATTCTTATAGAAGTGTTAGTTACTAAATCAATTCTTAGTGCAGCGGTATCTTCTGATGTGTTCAGATTTTATGCAAATAATACTGAATTAGTTGAAATTGAGAGCGGTATAGTAGAAAATGAGTCTATAAATATTGCTTTACAGATGGCTATCGAGACAGCTGTTTTACAAACAATAGAGGAAGGATATGAACAAGGATACTGGAAAACAAGTTCTTGAACTTTTCAAGGCGATTTTATTTGGTTTTGGTTTGTTAATTTTATCTTTGCATTTAATTAGTGCAGACAACGAAATATTTATAGATCAATCAGGTGCTACATCTAATCTAGATATAGAACAAGTCGGCGGCGGCGGTAACATCATAGGTGGTGCAGATGCAGCAGCGGGCAGTATGACGGCACTAGATTTAGATGGTACAAGTATGACCTTAGATGTATTACAAAAAGGTGCATCTAATAAATTCTTAGGTGACATCTGGGCAGACACTTACACAGGTTACTTTTCTTTTATAGGAGACAGTAATACTTTTAACATGTCTACAGACGAAACAAATGCTACAGGTGCAGATGGTTCTAATGTAAATGTTCAGTTCACAGGCAATACAAACACAGCGACTTTGAATCATGCTATGACTGCACTAGCAGCTAACTTAGATTTAGATTGGATAGTCCAAGGTTCAGGTAACACAATTACATCTAGCATAGATGTTGATGGTGCTACTAACTACATGGACATAGACGGTGATGATAATACTGTTACTTATGATGGTGACGGGTATGCAGGTG